AGGTAAATCACTTATCATATATCTTTTGGTTCGTTACTTTCTTGATCATTCTGATAAAGGATTGATTTCTCTGATAGTTGTTCCGACTACTTCCTTGGTGGTACAGATGTCAAAAGACTTTGAGAACTACTCGAAAAACGATCCATACTTCGAAGCAGAGAAGGAAGTACATCAAATCTATTCTGGAAAGGAAAAGTTTAACTTTGATGCATCGGTTGTAATTACCACCTGGCAAAGCGCAATCAAACTGCCACCTCAATGGTTCTTTCAGTATGGTATGGTGATTGGAGATGAAGCTCATACGTTTAAAGCGAAGAGTCTAACTACGATCATGAATCGTTTGGTCAATGCAGATCATCGTATCGGAACTACCGGAACATTGGACAATGCGATGGTCAATCAACTTGTGTTAGAAGGAAACTTTGGGCCTCAATACAAAGTCACAAGTACAAAGGAATTGATGGATTCGGATACTCTGGCTCAATTGAACATCAAATGTTTAGTTCTGAAGTATCCGGATGAGTCACGAAAGATCGTAAAATCTTTCAAATATCCTGATGAAATCGATTACATTGTATCCTACGAGAAGAGAAATAAGTTCATTGTAAACCTCACATGTGATCAAAGTGGCAACTCTTTGGTGCTTTACAATCTCGTACAGAAACACGGTAAACCTCTGTATGAAATGTTTCAGGCCAAGGTAAAGGGTAAGAGAAAGGTGTTCTTTGTCTCTGGTGCAGTCAATGCAGAGGAAAGAGAACGAATAAGAGAGATTACTGAAAAAGAAAAGGACGCAATCATAGTTGCATCGGTTGGTACGTTCTCTACAGGTATAAATATAGTTAATCTGAATAACATAGTGTTTGCATCACCAACAAAGTCTCAAATAAGAGTTTTACAATCCATAGGTAGAGGACTAAGAAAAACTACCGATGGAAAACCAACTACTGTTTTTGATATAGCTGATGATCTTTCTTGGAAAAGGAAAAAGAACTATACTCTGAATCACGCCATTGAACGTATTAAAATATACGCAAAGGAAAAGTTTGAAACAAAAACATACGAAGTACCAATATGAATGTTGAGTGGAAAGCAATCTTAGATGCTCTAATGGAAGGAGCAGAAGACATAAACATCTATTCTTATAGATTATCAGACGGAAGTTACATCATGGCTGAAGAGATGGAATATGATTCTTACTTCGATGTTCTCTTTCTTGATCTTCCGGTCTTAATTAAACAGAAGAGAAGTGGTAGTATAGCATTAGAAAAATGGATGTACCAACCTCAATTTGAAGAAGAGGATATTCCACCTCAACCCATAGAACTTCAATGCAATAAAATCATTGCAAAGACAGAAGCACCTGTATCTTTAAAAAGAGATTACATTAAATATAATTTCTTAGATAAACTGCATGGAACAATGGATGAAGATGAGTTTAAATCTATGGTAGATGAAATACATTCCTATGATCTTGATAAGAAGGATTCTAGTAGTGATCCTCTCATGGATATGTATAATAAGAGATTGAAATATCCCTATAGAAACTAATTCTATTCCTTTCCTTTGTTATACTTTGACTATTATACACGTTTAGCTAAAACTTGTCAACCTTTTAATTTTTTTCTTTACATTTCCTGAAATTCTGTTATAGTAGTACTATATTATGAAAATAAAACCTAAAGATAAGCCACATTACGTGAACAATAGAGAATTTTCTCAGTCGGTAGTTGACTATGTAAATCTAGTAACTGAAGCAAGAGAAAAGAATAATGAGGATCCTAAGATTCCTGAATACATCGGAAGGTGTTTTCTGAAGATTGCAGAAGGATTGTCTCGCAAACCAAACTTTGGTGGTTACACATATCGAGAAGAAATGGTCATGGATGGAGTTGAGAATTGTATCAAAGCCATTATGAATTACGATGTTGAGAAGGCAACACGAACGGGATTGCCTAATGCATTTGCGTACTTCACACAGATTGTCTGGTATGCGTTTCTCCGGAGAATTCAAAAGGAGAAGAAGTATCAAGACATAAAGGAAAGATACATGGAACATGCGGATGCAAGTCAATTTGCAGACTTTGATAGTTTTGCAAATGCAGGGAGTATTATTGATCGTGTTCGGTTGAAGGCACAGAAGCTTCGTCAAAGAGATACAGAACTCAAACAATTGGCGAAGAAAGAAAAGAAGAAGAAGAACGCGAAGAAGAAGATTTCGTGTAAGTCTGGCCTCGAACTTTTCTATTCATAATCTATTCACATTTCTCCGGACACACAGGGGGCTACCTGTTGGTCAGTGATAAAAACGAGGAAATATGGTATAATAGTCGCATCAAATGAGGGAATGATTCCTCACGAAACTAAAAAATATTATGAAAGATAATAAAGAAACCGTTTACACCCCATACACTTACTTGATTGGATGGTCTAAATTGAACAAATGGTACTATGGTGTAAGGTATGCTACAAAGACTAAATGTCTATATGAGTCTGGATGTCATCCCGATGATTTTTGGGTAAAATATCATACATCAAGTAATATAGTAACAGCTTTTCGAAAAGAGCATGGTGAACCCAATTTTATTAAAATTGATAAAACCTTCTCAAATGCTGATGATGCCAAGGCTTGGGAAGAAAAGGAATTGGTTAGATTGAACGTTGTTAAAGAAGACAAATGGCTTAATGGGACTCTCGCGTTTCCACCACCTCCAATGTATGGTGAAGATCATCCGAATTATATTCACGGACGATCCAAAGATCCGGATTGGAAACGAGAGAAATCTCGAAAGTGGCGTGAAAACAATCCTGAAAAGGCACGAGAGAGAGTTCGAAACTGGCGTGAAAAAAATCCCGAAAAGGATCGAGATCATAATTTAAAGTCATCCCGAAAGTATCGCGAAAACAATCTCGAAAAGGAACGAGAGAGATGTCGAAACTGGCGTGAAAACAATCTTGAAAAGGCACGAGAGTCATCCCAAAACTGGCGTGAAAAAAATCCTGAAAAGTCAAGAAAGTCATCCCGAAAGTGGCGTGAAAACAATCCTGAAAAGGCACGAGAAAAGGATCGAAAGCGTTATGCCAAAAATAAACTAGAAAAGTCTTTACAAACTGCCTGAAATAGTGTAGTATAGGTCTTTATGAAAATTGCGATTATTAATGATACGCACTTCGGTGTGCGTAATGGAAGTGACATATTTATGGATTACATGGATAAGTTCTTTACGGATGTATTCTTTCCTTATTGTCAGGAGAATGACATCAAGAGAATTCTTCATATGGGTGATTTCTTTGATCATCGAAAATACATCAACATCAAGGCTCTGAAACGAGTGGATGACTTTTTCACATCTCGATTAGATGAGTATGATATGACAATGGACATCATTCCGGGCAACCACGATGTTTATTACAAGAATACAAATGAGCTCAACTCCTTAGAAGAGATACTTGGTGGAAACGAACGGATTCGAATTCACATGAAACCTGTTGATGTTGAGTTTGACAATCTTTCGATTGGTATGCTCCCTTGGATCTCTCACGAGAACTACGACGAGTGTATGGAGTTCATTCAATCTTCGAAGTCGCCTATCATCGCGTCTCACCTTGAACTGAATGGATTTAAGATGATGAAAGGTTCGGTAGTCGTATCTCATGGTATGGATCCAAAACTCTTCTCAAGATATGAGATGGTTCTTTCCGGTCACTATCATACGAAGAGCGAAGAAGACAACATTCACTATCTTGGAACGCAATACGAATTGACTTGGGCTGATGCAGGTGATCCAAAACACTTTCATATTCTGGACACCAATACACGAGAGGTTGAATCGGTCAAAAATAAACATTGCCTTTTTCAAAGGATTCGTTATAACGATACGCAATCTTTACCCGAAATATCAAAGAAAGATATCGAAGGAACATTTGTAAAGGTTGTGGTCGTAAAGAAAAAAGATCTCTATGCGTTTGATAAGTTCATTGATAAGGTTCAATCCTATGGCCCGTTTGACATCAAGATCGTTGAAAACTTTGACGAGTATTCTGGCGAGAATGTTGATAATGACAAAATCTCTACGGTCGATACTCCGACATTGCTCAACACTTATGTGGATTCCATCGAAACTGATTTGAACAAGGAGAAGTTGAAGAACATCCTCTACGACCTTTATGTTGAAGCAAAAGACCTTGAAGCTATCTAACACCCTCATCAATGTTATTTGAAAAAAATTATAAAACCCTTTGTGAAAGAGGAAAAAATCTAAAAGAGCAATGGGAACCTGTTGGTTCAGGTTTAGAAAGACATAGAATATTA